TGTTGCAGATGTTGTTGCTGATGCAGCGTCTACTAATAAATCCCACTTTGCAGAATCTGTATTAGTTGTTAAAGGTTGTGATCCTGAAGATGTATGAGCAGTATTTGCTATAAAAATATTGTTAGTAGAAGTGTCTTTAACTATATCTCTTTGTACATATGCTGTACTAGCTGACCAGTTACCTTTAAAATTACCTATTTCTTGAGAAAATATAAGAGCATTACCAGAACTATTTACAGATAATATCTTGTTAGCTGTTAATTCTGGAAATATTAAACCATAAGCTGTAGATGTAGTAGAAGCTGCTCTTGGGGATAAATTAATATCTACTACTTGTTGTTGCATCATTGCAACAATTTTGTCTAATTCCGTATTTAGAGAATCAATAGGAAATACACCAGTAGTAGCAAAATCAGTTGCTCTAGCTATAGGTACATTTCTAGTAATAGTATATTTTTCATTAACAGTAGCACCAGAACCTAGTGTAATAGAACCACCACCAGTAACACCAGCGCCAGTAACTGAATATTGAGTTACACTTGAAGGACTTGCTGCTTTTGTAAGTGTTGTATCAACACCACCAGAATTAGTATTTACTACTACTAAATCATCATCATCAAAAAATTCAAATGGAACTGTAAATGATGTTTGCCCAGCTGTAGCTGTATATTGCACTCTAGGTGTAACATCTGATATTGTTATAGCCATTTATCTTAATACATCTTTCTCTAATTTATCGAACAACGAATCCAAAAACCATACATTCTGGAATGGTACTAGTCTACGCACATTACGAGCCGTATGATGGTTGTATTTACCTGTACCCCATGTCCACATAATATCTGATATATTAGCTATTTGACTAGCTGTAGGGCCTAATACATCAGGTATAGGATTGTTCAATATATCTTTGTAAGTACCGTATGGTTTCTTACCCCCTAGTAATGGTCTTAGACCAATTTGATTATTACCTAGTCTTTCTATAGCATTGTTAATATCAGAAAAAATACCACCTAATCCTGATCTATCAAATCCATCTACTAGCTTTTGACCAAATGGTTTCTTACCATAATCTCTACCAAACTGTTTTTGTCTAAAGGCATCTACCATCATGCCACCAGCCATTAGTAGCAATATACCTTGCATAAAGTTAGTATCTTTTTCTTGTAATCCACGCATTAACATTCTTTGTGTAGCCGCTGCACCAAATTTCTTAAACTGTGATATAGCACCACCCATTTCTGTATTAGCCCATAATGGTACATCACCTTTACTTGGAGTAACTATATCTACATTAACTTGTTTAGATAATCCTTGATGATATATTTCAGCAGCTTCTTTAGCTTTAGGGGTATCATCCCAAGCATCACTATTAGCTACACGCATATATTTAAAGTCATTACCATCTGTTTTACTAGATATTTTACCATTTTTACCAACACCATGTTTTTGATATTGTTTATATATTTCTTTAGCAATCTCATCTGTAATGCCTAAGAAGTTCATTCTAGCTCTATTTAATTTAGAAATAGGTTTGCCTAATGCTATTTTTTCTGCATTTTCTATTATTCTTGTACCATTAAAAAATCCAGCCATAGTTTTTACAGAAGCATTCCAAGGATTACTTGCATTTAGGAATGTAAAGTAAACATTACCTACTTTACTCATACCTCTTTCCATTTTATTAAAGACACCGAAAGCATCTTCTAATCCATACATACCCATAGCTCTTGAGCTATCTATCATGTCTAATGCCTCACCACCTAGTTGTGTAGAGTTTTTAGACATTTTTATTATTTCTTTAGCCATACCACTCTGGAACATTTCAGTTTGTATTTTAAATGTTTTAGTTAATCCATTAATCATAACCAATCTAGCTGTGTCTACTACTTGTGCTATACCTGTAAGCATTGTAGTAGCATTGTATAATTTCATCATTCTCAAACCTCTACTAAAAGTTCTATTAGGATCATATGGCAAACCATATGTACCTCTAACTAAATGTATAGAAGCATCTAAATCTTTAAGGTTTTTTATTTGTTGTTTTGTAAGAAAAGCACCTAATGGTAAAGCATTTTCATCAAATCTTTGATTATAATACATATCGTACCTTTTAGTTTTTCTTAACATTTCATCAGCAATTTGCATTAAACCTTGTGAGTAGCTACTATCAGCTGACCAACGAGTACCATATCCCATAGGATCACCAAATACTTTTGTAAGTTCTATATCAGGAACTACTTGATTAAAATAATGTCTTTGTAGAAGCATTATGTCATCTTCCATAAATCCTTCTTTCATTAATCTTGTATAATCTATATCTAAATCTCTACCTAAAAATCTACTAGATATTTTATTAACTTCTCCTAATGCTTCTTCTGGTATTTCATTAAGTACATCATCAATTTGTCTAAGTCTAAGAGTAGGCTGATACTGCATAAATGATTCTATAATATCATCAATAATATCTGGAGCATTTGCCAATCCCCCTACCCATTTTTCATATTGAGCATCAGTCATATTAGGGCTTTGTTTTAATAATGCTGGATTTTTTGCAGCTAATTTTTCTAATTCTTCTCTCATTATTTGTTTAAATAACTCTGGATTAGCATCAATAGCATCTCGTCTATATAATGGATTAATATAGTTTTTTCTAAGATGAATACCTTTAGTTTGCATTAACTTTAATTTAGCTTTTAACTTTTTTCTTAAAACAATTAGGTCTTGTAATTTTTGTACTTTTTTAGGATTAGTAACTGCTTTTCTACCTTTAATACTACCATCCATTTGTTTTATAAACATATCAAGTCTACCAATTTGATATTTATGCCATGCTTCAGAAATACCACTTTCTTGATATTCTTTACCTAATGGGCCATAAAATAAATCTTGTGTATGTTTTGCAGCTGCTTTTACTTCAGGTATTGCTGGAGCATCTGGATTTAATCTAGCTCTAGTAACAGCTGAAGAAAACTCTCTAGGTGTCATTATTCCAGTTTTATCTAAACCTGTACCTAATTTAATGTTTACTGTTTTTTCAAGAAATCCTTGTTCATTTTTACCTAGTCTTTTTAAATATGCATTGTATTCACCCATGACTGCATCATCACTAATTTTAATAATGAAATGTCTTGATTTAATCTTTCTTTCAATAGTAGGAGCTGAAGGTATACCTTCAAAATTACCTCTAGTTAGTAATGGATTTTCTAATACCTTAGTAATAAAATCTTGTTCTTCTAAACCACCTTTTTCTAATACTCTAAACAAAGGAGTAAAGCCTGACTTTTCTCCTAAGTATCCCATACCAGTAGGTTGTATTTGATTTGCTTTAATCCATTCTGTTTCTGTTCTAATTGGTTGTGTTGCAGCAGCACCTACAGAACCTTCTTTATAAATACCACCACCTACATACTGACTATTAGAATAATGAGTATCCATGTTATCTAATTTATTAGCAGTATCGTCAAACTGTTTACCAGCTATTTTATTATTAATTGCTGGAAATAATGCTGGAAGAATAAAACCACTAGCTGATATTAAAGCTGTTTCTTCCCATGTTCTTGTATCACTTAAACCTTGTTTAGCCATTTCTTCTGTAGTTATTAAACTACCTACTTTACCTGATCTAAGCAGTCTACTTCCACTAAACATAAAACTACCAGCTTTTGTAAATAAAAATAAACTAGATGGATCAGTTAAACCACCTAGCACCCTACCTACAATATAGGATGGTGATCCATTTGCTTTTTTACTATCTTCTATAAAATCTTTAATTAATTTTGTTGTGTGTTTTTGACTTTTACTGTGTAAAAAATTACCAATATAAGGTTCAAGACCTTTTACCTGTCTATCTGCAAATATATTATAATTTTTATCAGTAACAAATTCTGTATCATCTTGAGCTACAGAAGCATCTACAATGTATTTAAAGGCTAGTCCAAATATGTTTTCATCTGCCCAACCAGCACCTACATCTCTTAAACCTTGAAAATAATTTAATGGCTGTGTTGGATCAGGTCTACCAGATATATTAGGTTTTAACTGACTTATATCACCTAATGTAGAAAACTCACCCATTTAGTCTAATATTGATTTTGATTTCTTTTTAATTTGTGGTGATGTTGTAATTTGTAAATCAGCAAAGTATGTCATTTGACCTTCCGACCATGCAGTTATAAATTCTGAAACATCTCTCATCATAGTTCTAAAGCCACCATATCCTATTGCAGCTTGACCTTCTGCATCATTCCATAACTCATTTAATAATGCTGGTTCATATTGTTTTATTTCAGCAGCAGTTGCACCTGAGTAAAATTCATCTGTTCCTTCTTTATAGCTACCAAAGTTTCCTATGTATTTCATATCTCCAGTTTCTATAAAATTATTTAATGCTTCTCTAAATCTTGGCCCAATCCATGTAGCACTATTATAAGCTAATTTAACTAATGCTACTGCTAAGTATGCATTTTTATTTGTATCTAAGTCTTTTATTCCAGTTAGTCTTTCTACTAGCTCAAATTTATCTTCAATCATTTTCATCATAACAATATTGTTATCTTCTCTAGTAATTGTTTGTTCACCAGTTAATAATTTATCAACATCATAACCAAGTTCTGTTAATTGACTTATAACAGTTGGATCTTTTAATGATAACCCAGTACCAATAGTAGGATCACCATTTTCTGACATCATAAGATCATATTCTGCTTTTTGTATTTTACTTCCTTCAGCAGCCATTTCTACTGGGCCACCACCACCACCTCTAGTACCAACATTAAATGTTTTGTTTCTATCTCCTGTAAAACCAGAATCATATGCCTGAGCATAGAAACCACCTTCTTGTCTAGTAATTGTATCCATTAATAAATTTGTTGCTGTGTTTTGATATCCCATAGCTGTTTTCTCCTTACCTTCGAATTGAGAAGCAAAAGAATCGTCAAAGACTCCAGCTTCTTTTTGTTTTTGATATGTTAAATATTGAATCTGATTTTCTTGTAATTGTCTTTCAACAGTTTTTAAATCAGGTATTTTAACATCTGGTAACCATTCAATGTCATTAAACATTCTGGTTAAATCTTCTACACCATTTTTTCCTTTATTGTATCCGTTATAAACTAAATTAAACATACCTTTAAGTGTTTGCATAACTAATGGTTGTTCTTCAATATTTAGGAAACCGTATGTTTTAAAAAAAGCATCTGCTTTAATATTTTGACTTTTCCAATTTTGCCATGCTTGATTTTGAAAATCAGCTCTTACACCTTGTAATGTTAAAGAAGAAGCTAGTTCTGGATTTGCCTCAGGTTTAAATCCTGAATCTGGATCATTAGGATTATTTAATGCCATAAATATTCCATTACCATCTGTATCTATTGATATTCTATATGTTGGATCACCAATACTAGCTGGATCATAATCAAATCTAATTCTTTTATTGTCCATTAAACCTAGTATATTTTCAGCTGTAAAAAAATCTGAACTCAAACCTAATGCAGCTCTTTCACCATCATTTAATCCTAGACCTCTATTAATAATAGTCATCACAGCATCTGTTTTAATTTGATCTTGAGATAAACCTTTTTCCATATAGGTTTTAAACATAGGATATTTAACTAATTCTTTAGGCATTAATTCTCACTATATCCATAACCAGCACTTCTTAATGTATTTAGAATATAAGGTAACTGTTCTTTTAATGCTTCTTTAATAGCTTTTGGTGTCATAGTTGCTTTATAACTAGTGTTGCCAAATAAACTCGCTACTCTTACATCAAACATTTCTTTTGCTTCTTGCAATACTAAATTAAAAGATGGCTCTAAATCTCTATCATCTCCAAATAAATTAACTTCTACATTACCAGTTAATAAATCTTGATCTGTAAAAAACAAACCCCACCAAGGCCCATCTTCTTCTCTATCTTTAAAAAAGTCATACATAATTTCATTTATATCTACATCATTATCTACAATAACTTTATTTAAATATTGTATTTTTTCATCCATAAGTGTTTGATCTGGGTATACTTCACTAATCCATTTTTCTACAACTAATGCTTCATATTCACCAATAGTATTTTTGCCTAATATATCATTTATTTCTTGTTCAGTTCTATTAGCTAATTCTGCATCTAATCTTCCCATTCTTTCAAACTCTTTGTGTAATCTTAATAAATGAGGAAATAAATAATTTGCTTCATCATTACTAAATGCTGGTGCTATTCCTTTAGTTAAACTTAAATTATTTGCAAACTCAGCCATATTTCTAAGTTCTTGCCTATCATTAGGTTGTTCAAAATTAAATGTACCAGCACTAGCAAAATAATTTTCTAGTTTATCTGGAACTGCTCCATATGTTTTTGATAGTTCTAATAAGGATGTTAAAAATAAATTATTACTTAATAAACCATTTTCATTTACAGCAGACATAGGCATATTGTTAAAAACAGTTCTACTCATACCTTCAAACTCAATGCTTACCAACTCATACATTTGTTGCATCATAGCTTCATCTTTTAATTCATCTACTGTTATAGTTCCTTCACCAAATCTATTATTTATAGTTCTTACTCTATCATGAATCATGGTATTAACCTCAAATTGAGACATTGTTGTTATAATTTTGCCACTATCAAAATAAGTAATTTGACTACTTACATCCTGAATAGCCATCATTTTTGCATTTTCTTGCATCAAATCATTTAATTGATCTAAATCTAAACCATTTTCTGTAGCTATTACTCTTAATCTATCTTCTGCAAAAACATCACCATCCATAATTGCAGCTTTTGTATTTGCTACAACATCTATTTTATTTTGCTCTATTAATACTTCTTGTTTCTTTACATTCTTTTCATTAGCTTTATTCCATGTTTCTATATAGCTACCAACACTTGATGATATTGCTGCTCTTTCTTCTCTGTTTGTATTTTTATAAACACTAGAATCATCTACATCAAATAAAGGATTATCTATATAATCTAATCCATATTTAGCTAATGCTTTATTAACTTTTTCTACTTCTGTAATGTAATTTTCTGGTATTCCACCCATTTGTTGCATAAATGCTGTATCTTGTGCTTGTGCTAGATCTAATTGTTGTTTAGCTAAACTAATTAATCTTTGTGTTTCAAATCCTATTGCTAATGTTTGATTAAATGTTCCTTTAACTAGATTACCATCTGCATCTACACTATCAGGAGTACCATATTGATCTGCTAATTGTTGCTGTATAGCAGCTGGATAGGAGTTATATAACTTAGTATAATCAGCCATAGCATCTGACATTTCAGGTAATAATTGTTCTGTCCAATATGATTGCATTTCATCTACAGTTAAACCCATAATAGCTTGATTTCTATTTGCTATAAAATCAGTATGGTTAGTTAAATAATTATCTAATATTAAAAGGTCTTTTTGATTTTTAGCTTCTTGCCATATTTTATCTCCATACTCAAATGCAAGATTTCCTATATATTCTTTTGCGTAATTTTTAAATCTAGTAGGTGTACTATTTACTAATGAATCTCTATAAGAATTTACAGAATTAGTAAATGCATCTGGATCATCATAATATTCTCTTGCATAATTAGTTAATGTATTTCTTGTTTTTAATTTAAAATCTGTTTTCCAAGCTACTTCTTCTTTATTAGCTTCTCTTTCTGCAAAAATATCTAATACAGCAGATGCACCTTCAGCTGCTAATCCCAAAGCATCTTTGCCTGAATATGAATCTACTACACCCATTCTGCTCTGTATAGAGCTGACTGTAGCTTTGCTTTTTCTATCTCCTGATGTTAATGCCATTAGCTGTAATATTTATAATTTCCATAACCATTGACTAACCCAGCTATTACAGAAGTATAACCACCGAAAGTTACTGCTTCCATTCTAGCTTGATTTTCAAAAGCCATTTGTCTATATTTTAAATCAACAGATTTTCCCATTAGTCTAATATCAGAAATGTCTTTGTTTCTGTTTTCTACAATTTGTTTATTCATATTTAAGAATGACATACTATCATCTGCATAACCAGCAATAGATTGATAAGCTAAGTTATTTGCTTTTTCTTTTTCAGCATATTGCCTTCTAGCATTTTCTTCTTGTGCAGCTGCTAGTGCAGCCATTTTTGATTCTGTTTCTAATCTATAATTTTCTCTATTGAGAGCAGCTTGTTGTGATCTCATAGAAGATATTGTACCTACAGCTGTTACACCAGCTGAGATTAACATTAAAGTTGCAGCATTAGCACTCATGCGAATTGTATCTCCATAGCTAAACCCAATACCTTTAATGGTAGTGGGCTATCTTGCGATATTGTTATTGTCGGTGATTTACTATATCCCAAAAATGTAAATTCTTTTTTACCAGCAGAAGCTGATAAATCATCACCTATAGTAAAATCGGCTTGTTGTATTATTAGTTCTTTAGAAGTTAAATCAGCAGCTTTCATAGTTACATCTAAACCCCCAGAAATATCTATTATAGCTTTATTAATCCTTCTTGGCTGTCCTGTCAATGGGCCAGTATCTATTTCTTTATCAATAGGCATTGTTTCTAATACAGGCGTAAAATTGTATCCTACTCTAACGCCAGTAATTTGTGGTGCATTATCCAAAGTAATTCTATTATTACTATCTATTGTATAAGAACCCAACGCACCATTTCCAAACACAGCTTCTACAACATTAGTTGGTTCATAAATGCTATTAACAGTATGAATAAAACCTTTTACTATTGTAATTGCAGCATTATCTGATGGAGTTGCTGCTAGTGTTTTATCTAACTGTAATCTATATTCATTAGTACCTAACTGTGTTACAGCTTGGATTGCATATTCAGTTGCATTTCCAGCTATTGTAAATGTTTCAAGTATTGATGGCGCAGTAGTAATTCCATCAATAACTAGAGTGGTTCCAGATTGACTACCGCCTTTGACTAAAGGTGTTCCTTTTTGAAATACTGTAGTTGTTGTACTACAATCTACAGTTATAGAATCATCATTACTAAATTTTTCTAACAAATACTTAGTTCCTGATGGTAATATTCTTTTTGTAACTACAAATAAAAATTCATTAATAGATGTAATACTGTGAAACTTATCATTTGTTTTAGTATTCCAAATAGTCCAACCAGCTATTTTTTCATCTCTAATACTGTGAAACACAGCTATTTTTCCATCTAAATTAGTTCCACTATTTAAAAAATATGCAAACTGTTCAGGTCTTTCTTCATTACCAGTCATCATTGTAATTTGTTTTGGATTGTCAATAACCTGACTAGATAATACAGATATACTGTTAGATTTGTATGCTTGTTCTAAATCAGAAAAAACATACTCACGAATTGATTTGCCATTTTTAGATGTAAAGATAGTAGCACCATCAAAAGGAGTTGGCTTTGCTCTATTACATCCATAAGGTGTTTGTCTAAGAAAGGCTATAGTAGATGGTGTAATAGCACTATCATTACTTTGAGGAATATAATACTCACCTGAATCTGTAAATATTTGCAAGTTTCTACCAGATATTAAATGTCTTACTTCGTTTACCGTATCGGCAGTAATATTTACATTGATAGCTTCATTAGCTAATCCTGTACCTAAATCAAAACTAAAATACCCACCTATTTCAGATGCAATAATAACCGAAGGATTATCTCTTACACCACCAAACCAAAGTCTATTATCATGTAATGTTACTGCTTGAGGAAATCCTCTAGTAGTAGATATAAGTTGTTCTTGCCAATCAGCATGAGGGCCAACAGTAACTGTATCTTCTAATACAGTAACAGTAACTTCAGTAGCACTTGTGTATCCAGTTACAAAAACTTGTTTTCCATTAACTGTTAAATATGTATTTACATAGCTAGAGCTAAAAGCATTAGCACTAGCAGTTAGTGTTCTGCCTGTGCCAGTAGCATGAGCAGATAATGTTACAGTAACAGTAGCATCTGCATATTTGTAAAATGGTTGTAATGTTTTATTTACACCACCTACAGTAACACTATCATCTTCTTCAAACGCATATAAACTAACTGAGAAAGTAGATGCGGCTGTTCTTTTGATTTGAACAATAGGATTACTTCTATGACAAATAAATACTGTATCAGCAAACTGAGCATAGCTTAGTTCAAATAACTGAGCTGTAGTCCAGTTACAGTTTGTAGTAATGTTGCTTTGTATTGCAGTACCACTAGAGTTATAAACATCTAGTCTATTATTAGATAAAGCAAATACAGCTACTTCATCTTCTGCAAATATGAAAGGAATAATTCTAGCTTCTGCTGGTAGCTCTGCTGTAAACTGTGTTGCTGGTCTACGCATAACACCACCTTCATCTAAAAGATACCAGTTCTTACATTGTCTAGCACCTTCAAAATATGCTTTAGCGTCTGTTCTAGCGTTTAGTAGAGGATTAAGCTCTCCAGCTGAAAAGTTGGTAAATACTTGTCTGACTTTTCTGGGCATTAGTAATCAACAAGTCCACTTCGACTGCTCCTTCTTTCAGCTATGAATCTAGTAGTATTTAGTTTTTTGCTTGTAGTTTCTTGTGATGCAATATTTCTTGCTTTAATCATTTGTCTTTCAGCTTTAGTTTCGTATGAATTAATCATAGCTGCATCTCTACCCAATGATCCACCAAATGCACTAGCTAATCTATAAATTAAAGCTAGTCTAAAATAGGTTGGAAACAAAGATTCATCCTGTCTAAATACATAGTCCATATAAACTTTACTACTAGAACCATAACCATTTAAATAAATCTTATCTTCATATCTTGAATAAGGTATTGGATGATCGTTATTTGTTACAGCAACTATAGTTATTACAGCTGGATTTGCTGGCATCTGATATGCATATTCATATCTTGATGTTGGAGCATCAGCTAGTAATGATAATTGTTTTTGGCCCATAGCAAAACGCCATGAACATTCTGATAATGTAGATTCAACTACTTCTTCATAAAGAGTGTTTGTAATTAATGCTTCTGTAGAATTGTCTGTAAATGATGAAATAGGATTAGCTCCTACCATCACCAAAGCTCTTGATGCAATATCTACTTTAGTTACTGCCATTTATCCTTGTGGTAACATTATTGATAAATTTTTACCACTAATGTTTGATATGCCATATTGATCTTTTAAAACCTGTAATGTTGCTAAAAACTCATTTTTTCTTTTTCTTGGATCATCTGAAAGAATAATACTGTCTAATACTGCAAGATAACTTCTTACTTGATCTGTTTCTTTTGATGATAATTGTTTATCTGAAAAAACAGCATTAGCATTTGCATCTTTAAATGTTGTGCTAAATCTTCCATCACTCATTCTTTTAATATCATATTCTGATTCTTTTGGTGTAGACGATTTAACCATAGATGCAGTTAATGCTACAGCTCCTACAGTTAATGGAATATCTATAGCTCCTTGTGCTGCCATACCAGCAACAAATGGATCTTTTTTTGCAAACTTTTTACCAGCTTCAGCTGCTTTTTTACCTACTCCTATTGCACCAGCCATACCAGCTTTTGCTTTTCTACCAGCTATTGTAGCTCCTATGTCTACATCTGACCTAATTTTATTTCCTAAATCTTTTGTTTTTACTCCAGCTTTTCTAGCTGCTTCTTTTACTCCAGCTGGTACTCTAGCAGATATTGCACTACCAGCTTTTTTTGCAGCTCCAACAGCAGCTCCTGTTGCTGCTCCAGCTGTAACTGTTGATGCTTTTTTTGCACCTTCTACAGTTTTCTTAACTGCTTTTTTACCTAAGTCTTTTCCTTTAGAAACTGTTTTTTTAGCAAGTGTTTTTGCTCCAGCTGCTGCACTAGCTGCACTAGCTCCAGATACTTTTGCTGCACCTGATTTAGCTGCATTTTTTAATTTATTTGTTTGTTCTGTAGTTACATTTATTGCTTTTTTTAGCTTTTTATTTTTAAGTAATTTTTTTGCTAATGCTCTTGCTGCTACTGTTATTGCCATAATTAATCCTTTACATTAGTGGGGGGTATAAAACCCCCCAATATCATTATGATAATAATGCAGTTGTTACTGTAGAGGATGTTGCAGCTGATACAATTAAGATATCAACAACACCATTTGATCCACCACTATTTACTATAATAACATCACCAGCTGTTAAGTCTGCTGTTGAAGCTAGAAAGTAATCTGCATCATCAATAGTTCCTATAGCATCTCCGTCAGAGTAGTACCATAGCGAGTTAGTATCTCCCATTTGAGAGATTTTTTTTACAGGATTTGAAGTTGCGTATGCCATTATTTACTCCTACTCTGCACACTTCTGCACTCTAATACCATTGGTATCGATTAGAATTGAACCCATTGATAAGTAAGAAGTCATTAAGTGAGCTACCTTCTCAGGAATGTAGTTTACTTCTGTTCTTACTTCAGAGCCAACGCCTAGACCCATTGATGATTTGTGCCATGCGATTGTGTGTCTGTCTGTTGAACCAGATGTGTCTAGTCCAGAATGTACGAATACTAAGAATCCTAAGAACTTCTTAGCTGTATAGTTCATACCACTAAAAGGTAGTTCGTTAGAACCAATGTATTCCATTCTTGACCATTGATCGTCATCTAATAAGTTTGACCATTGGTTTGGCCCAATAGCCCAGTAACGCTGACCATCATCTGGCACATCATTTGTACCAAATAAGGCTTGCATTTCTTGGAACTTATCTACGTTCATGTCTGTTGCTACTGTTCCACCTTGAGCACCAGCATTGTTTGCTAGTGTTGTAGCAGAAGCCATAGCATCTGTTAATATACTGTCAGTTTTACGACCAAGAGCATAAGCTGCGTTGTTTGCAATAACTGATCTTTCGTCAATGTTAGTTTTTAGCTCATCTAACTTATCGACATAGTCTGATGCATAAAAGTCAGCAAGTGTTGCTGTTACATTTGTGTGTGAAATGTTCATCGCTACAACCTCAGCGTGTCTAGCTTTAGTTGTTGCTTCACCTGTTCCTACTTTTTGGAACTTAACAGATTCACCTGATACACCATTAACTACTCGGACTAAGTTCTTGAGCTTACTACCCATTCTTTGATATGCCATATGTACTTCAGCTTCAAACTGAGTAATAAAAGCATTGGTTATAGTTGCACTCATTTTATCTCCTTTGAGTTATTTGTTTATATGTAAAAAGATTATCTCGTTTGGAAGCAATCGTTATCCTTAGAAAGGGCGATCCTAATGCCATCTGAGGTCTTATATGCAATCACTTACATAAAAATACCTAAGATTCAACGCACAAATTTAAATGATTTAATATTTTCTGTAGGAATTACAGTTGTATCGCCAATATCCGTATCATTGTAGGACATATAAACTATTGTGGCGTGTTTATTTTTTTCTAGTAAGTAGCCTTCTGTAGTATTTATAGCTGGTTTATAGTTCTTAGCATCTGTAGGAGAGAGCCATTCAGCATGACTGATAGCATCTCTCCAAAGTATTTTTACTCTTTTACGCTTTGTTTGCGTATTTTTCGTATAGGTCTGAGACTTTTTTGATGTATGCTGGATCTTTTGCTCCATCTTTCCAATACCTTTCATCAGCCATCATTGATCTAAGATCAAGTGGATCAAGTTGAACATCTACTTTTGTTTCAGTAGTAGGTATAGGAGCATCTTTATTTAAAGCCATAATTTCTTCTATTGCTTTTACTCCTTCAGCTGTACTAGCCATATTAGCTATAGCTGCATAACTACTTTCACTTAGATTCTTTTTTGCCCATAGATCAGCTGATTCTATTCTTTGTGTAGCATTCTCACCTAATAGATTTAATTGTGTATCTCTATCTGGTAATCCAGCTATTTCATTTTGTACAAATGCTTCTATGCCTTTGTTAAAATCCTCATTACTAAGACCTTTTGATCTAGCTGTTTCTTCCCACCATTTTAATAATGGCTGTTCTGGATCAACATCTATCTGAACACCATCTGGTAGTTCAGGCATTACCATTTCATACTTTTCAGGTGCTTGACCACTAATATCAGCTAATACTTCTTCTCTAATATTACCAGCTAACTCCTCAGTCCTTTGACCTAATTTTTTTTCTAATGCTTTGTAAGAAGCTCCAAGCTCCTCAACATTTACTTCATTAAGATCACTATTCCAAAACTTTTCAGGAACATAAGATGGTATCTCTGTTTCTGTACTAGCTTCTGTATTCTCAGTTGATTGATCTTCACTCATTTACTGTACCTCTTTTTGCTTTGCTTTTTAATAATCCCACTATCCATCTTTGTCCTTCTAAATGCCATAGCGTTTGGTCATTCGATTGTGGCGAACAAAATGCGTTAATGGTTAGTGATTCTAAATATTCCAATACTTTTTTGCCATCAGGCTGATTAAAGACAGAAGCAAACACTTTATCTATGTCTGTTGTTTCTGTTTTATTGGACTTCTTGGTTTGTAGTTTCTCCCAACTCATTTGGCTGCATATTAGCCTGTTGTTGTTGTGATTGCAACCTTGAAACTATTTCTTGTTGTTCTTCTGCTGTTCTTACTAATTTTTCTGGTAAGTTCATTTTATCTACTAAATATCTAGCTATTTCATCTTGTTTGACCACCATGTTCAACATTTGTGGGCCAAAAGTAGTTCCCAATATCTCAGAGAATCTCATTACATCTGCAATATCTTGTTGATGTTGTGCTTTAGATAATGGTGAAGTAGATACTACTTTTACTTCTCTGTCATTAACTGTTGGGATTTGAATCTTACCCTGTTTTGTTAATATTCTAATTACCCTTCTTAGTAAGGGTGTAACAAACTCTGATTGTAATCTACCGAATGACGATCCTATTTGTCGTGATAGATCGGACATTCTTTCTGCTACCTCAGTAGCTGACATTGGTGTACCTTCAGGTCTACCTAATGTTTCCATGTATAAAGCCTTTTTAATATTTGCTCTCATATCTCCTAAGATTAACTGAGCTACATCAAACCTACCAGCTGCTGGTAGTGCTTGTAATCCTCTGCTGTTTGGTGCTACAGGGATTAGACTACCGGGCTGTAGTGCAATATTTTCTGGATTTATTACTCCATCATCTTCAAAAGTATAGATACCAGATATACTCATTTGAGCATTTTGTAAGATGAGTTCTACTGTTAAGTTTGTAGTTTTAATTGCAGCCATAGCATTAAATACTGGGCCACGACCATAAACTTCTCCTGATGCTTTATTCCATCTAAAGGCAATATAAGGATTTGCACCTACTCCTTTTAGTTCTTTTTCTAAAATCATTTCTTGCATATCCATACAAACTACACAGTATTTATATATTTCTTCGTTAGGCTTATCGTAAACTTTAAAAACACCTTCTACTACTTTTGCTTTAGCATGACCATCATCTGAAATCTTCTTTAACATTTCTGGCGACATTTCTGCTTTGGGGTATGCAGCCATAAGACGATTGTAATTAATGTATCTAGTTCTAAAGATTGTATCTATTTTATTATCTGGGCCATTGTTAAGCATTACTCTTGGTAGAGGTATTGCTTGGAAGTTTATAGGATTAAGACTATCACCTTCTTCTACTAGAAGAACAGCTGTTCCAATAGCTAAGTCCATGAATGCTTCATGTACTTCTTGATTAAAGTTTGAGCCACCTAATACTTCAAACACATATTCAGTAATAGCATCTAGTTGTTCATTAACTAGTGGTATTGCATCATCAGGTATTTCAGAACCAGCTTCAAAGTTTGCCCAACGCCCATAGGTTGGAACCATTCCAGCTTGTAGTCTTGAAGCAAACTCTTGAATACCTACTACAGCTGTTTCGTCAAATATTTTATCTGTTCTTCTTTCGCCTATTGTTTCTTCGTAAAAAGATTCTCTTTGAGGCATTGTATATTCATATGCTTCTTCGTATTTATCTTTCCAATGATCAAAGATATATTCAGCATCTCTAAACTTTTTTATAAAAGAAGCTACTCTAGGATCGTTGCCTGAGTATGGTGCATCATCTTGAGGATAAGGCATATATGGCATTAAAAGTTACCACCAGATTTCATTGAACCTAAGAATGTTTTTGCTGATGTAACTAAAAACTTTCTGTTAGGGCTACCAGCTTCTCCACTTTTAGCTAATGCTTGAACTCTTTTCAAAGCCTTCTCATCACCTTTTTGAGCTTCATTAAAATCAGCATTCATTTGCGCAGTAGTTGTAATATTCTCTCTTGTTTGATTTTTACTTGATGTAATTGTTTTATTGTCTACACCTTTTTTTGCACCTGACATATATTCTCCAACATACTTGCTATATGGTTTTTTACTAGCATAATATGCTGCACTAAAAAATGAAGGCATACCACTTAGTCCTGTAGCTATTGCTCCAGCTACTTGAGTAAATAGTTGTTGAGAATCATACATCTGTCTTGACAAAGGTATTGGTTCTCTCTTAGAGGCTTGATATGCTTGATTAGCTTGAGAAGTAAATACTAATCCTTTATCTGTTTGTACTCCTGTAGTAAATGATCCATTCTTTTGCATAGTGCCTAAACCTTGAGATGCTAAATATTCATTTCTAGCTGCTTGATATTCAGCACCATACATTTGATTAGATGATGTAGTAGAATAAAATCCTGTTGGTGTTGTACTAGCACCAGTAACTGGCCCAGCTACTGTAGTAGTAATTCCTAATTTTTCTTTTGCGTATTGATCTGCTTTAATGCCTTGTACCACTGGGTTAGTCTTTGCAGACTTATTAGACATTCCACCTTTACTAGCAGAAGCTGATCCTTTTTCACTACTCAAATTTGTTCACCATCTCTATAAAATCCTTGTGTGCCAGCACTAGAAAATAAAGTTCTTGATCCTAGCATACCTTTTGCTTTTCTTTTCTTTATTCGTTTATCAATAGCTTCTAATCTATCTTGTTCTTCTTGTTCTTTTTTACGCTTTCTTTCAATATCTTCTCTTAATGCTTTATCAGCTGGAGTTTCTTTGTATTTTGTTGATCCGAATAAGTTTCCCATTATAATTCTATTTCAGAATATCCTTCTTTTTTCAACGCACAATATAATTGATGTGGTGTAAATATCCACCATTTATTATAACCTATGATTCTTTGCACATAGCTTACACAACTATGTTCTTTAATCCATGATCCCATAAAGCTAGGAAAACCAGTCTTTCTTTTCTTCATATCTCCTTCTAAGACTACTCCATTTTTCATTCTAATCATTCTAAAAAACGCTTCAGCAGTAGCATCATCTATTGTTTCTATTAATAATTGTCCAAATATATACTCTAATATTATCCAATGTTTACTTGTTGGATCATAACTAACAACCCCACAATGCTTGAATCCTTTTTTAAATATTTTGGTGTGTCTATGACCATCTTCGTTTTCAAAGAAATAAACTAGAAACTTGATCTGCTTTGCCATACTGATTTTTTCTTTTTTTTGTCAAAGATATTCCAACCTCTAGTCTTAACAACTGCACTAGGGGTAGCTTTACCTACTGTAAGCTGTTTACCTTCTCCAGCACCCATTAACATATACTGTAAAGCATCATGAACATGAGAATATTTATTTTTATTTGGCTTTTCATCATAACGATCTCCTGATGTTTGGATTCTTCTGTAATGATAGCCACCATTAAATCCTTTTTTAAGGTTCACACAGCTATTGTTTAATAAAAATCCAGACTTGCCCTCTACCAACCTACCTAATGCTGTTTCTACAGCTTCTATACGCAGAGAAACATCATTACTTGGAGCTGGTCTAGCCCTGATTCCCTGCGCTCTCATAATTTGGAATGGAGTAGCTTCATCTGTTTGCACTCTAAAGTCTCCAGCTGGATCACCATAGATATCTATTGTTAATCCTTTGTATGTTTTTGCTATTTCGTGTTTTAGTAATTCAGTAAATCTAACAATACCCATATCAAAACAAACTAACTCCTGTAAGATTACCCATCTACCACTTGTTAGCTTCTGACCAAAGACAGCTGCTGGTGTTAAACCAAAGTCTACACCAATAAATACATCTGTAGGGAATGGTGTAAGAGGTTCTTTACTAACATGGATATCTTCATTCCAACTTGGATATACAGGTTTACCTTCTTCTAATGATCCTAGCCTGTTCATTACATAAACATCTATCCATCCTTTAGTTTTACCTTTGACTATGTTTTCATAGTAAGCATTTGTAATATATTTTTTATTTTCACAGTCTGGATTGCGTTCATATCCAGTAAGTTCACCCTTATCATTTTTTTTTTCTAATAATGCAGAAGGTTGTGTATGAAAACTCCAGTTATCTGGTTTGACTAACATTAATGCTTCTTCTCTGGATATATGATCTGGCACTGGTACATCACCAGCCATGACTGCCCACCAATGATCTTCTTCAGGTGCGTTGGTATCTGCTATAACTCCATACCATGATGCACCACCATCACGCATACTAGGGTATCTGCCTACACGCATAGTACAAGCATCAATGATTGACTTGGGTAATTCTCTTGCTTCGTTTACCCAGATACCAGTTAGTTCTAATGATAATAATTTTTTAACATCTTCAGGTCTATCTAATGCAAGAAAGATAACTTCTAAGTCTGCATCACCAATAGTAATCTGATGTGTATAAGGAACTGACCAACGAAATGGCCCAAATGTATTTTCTGGAAACCAATCCAGCCATGTTTTAATTGTTGTAGTTTTTAATTGAGGGTTCGTGTTCCTGATAACAGCCCAGCGAGATTTTCTTCTTCCGTCAGTACCTTTAGTTTGCTGAAGTGCCCTTCTAAATATTTCAACACAGCAAGCAACTGACTTACCGCTTCCAACTGGGCCTCGAAGTCCTCTAAAGAAATCGTCTGATTTAAGAAAGCCTCTAAGTGTTTGTCCATCTGGCTTATAATTGAACTCCATTACTTAACTTTGTCAATATGTTCAACTATAAGTTTCTCCCTAACACTTGGCCCTAATGATTCAATCATCTTATCAGCCTCTTTATCAGTTAAGAACTCCTCTGGCAAGAACTTTAAATGTACCTTCTTAACTATTTTTCTTAATCTTTGTCTGTCTTGATATGATAGAGGAAACTGTTTTCTATTTTCTAAACTTACTTCATCATCAATATTGGTCATCAACACTTCCATTTCCGAAGGGCTAGTGCCTTCCTTGTTGGTCTACCCTTAGAATCTTTCATTGGGCCTTTCACTCCACCCATTCTAGCACAAAAACTTTTTCTTCTCTTGGCTGCTTTAGAACCTCGTTTAACTTTACCTGTTACTGGTCGTTTTAACTTAGAACCTGTAGTACGATTAAAGTGATCTCTACCAGCTTGGTTAAGTCCACCTGTGGGATTCTGATGTTTCTTAGCTACCATTAGCTAAACTTCCTATAAGCAGCAGTTTTTTTTGCTATTTTTTTAGGTTGTTTAGATACTTGTTTACCTTGAGCCTTTGCTTTTCTTTTTGCTCTAGTACTAGCAGCATATTCTGCTGAAGTTAATGCTTGAATTGCTTTTGTAGGTAGATATCTCTCGCCAGTATCACTAGATCGTTTACCAGATTTGGTTCGCCATTTCTGACTACCCCATGCTTTTAAACTTCTTTGTGATTTAGCAAGAGCCATAATTATTTCATTCTAATAACTTTGGCTAAAGTCTTAGCTTGTTTCTTGTGAGATACAGATGCTTTTTTTAGACCTTTGATAACTTTCTTAATTGTTACAATTTTCTTTTTCATTACTTATATCCCCCACCAGCTGCCTTATATCTTTTAGCCAACAGCTGGGCTTTTCTTGCCGACCATTTACCAGCAGCAGTTCCTTGTACAGAACTAGCTTTAATACTGTTAAATAATCTTTTTCTCATGGCTGGCTTTGTATAATTACCAGCCTGATTAACTTTACTAGCCATTATTTTTTCTTTGGCTTTTTCATACTCATTTTAACGCCTTTCTTCATAGCGTCTTTTTTAGCTGCTCTCATTCCAGCGGCTGAATATGGGTATGTTTTTTTTCCAACTTTAGGCATTTTGTTGTATCTCCATTATGTTTGTTTTAAATTGTATAAATTCATCAACTGTTTTGTTTAACATTTCCGTTCTGAATTTAAACAACTGTTCATTTTTTAATTCTAACCTTTCAAGTAAGAACTTAACTTGTAATGCTAGTTCAGCATTATCTTTCTTTAAGGCTTTATTCTCTTTACGAGTGATTTCAGCCTTCTTCTCTGATGGTGTCATAGCCATATACCCTTTCTATTAAAAATTTTTACAAACTTCAAATAAAAAATCCAGCTGGATCAACACCATGTCATAACCTGACAAGCTAGAACTTGGGTAAGTTCCTGTTTTGAAGTGTTGTGTATTATATATATCTATAAGGATGTACTATATCAATGCACATAAATTGTTCATTGACAGATCAGTAAGTGTCTGAACCTAAAAAAATTTCATGTTCGTCTTGTTCAGGCCGTTTTTTGCCCTGAATAATGTTTACCACATAGGAAATGATATCTATGATTCTC